TCCTTGGAAAGGTTCAGTTCTGTTTTCATATTTAAATCCTAAAAGATCTAATCCTGATACATAAGACTGCTCCCATTCTTTTCTTGAAGCTTTGTAGTCCATATAATTTTGAGTCATCTCATTACCGATTGGTTCTAAAACATCATCTGGTAAAAGTTCTGCTAAATTATCAAAGTGTGATTCTGTTCCAGGGATATTTACTGCACCTGGTTCGTAGTCTAAAGTTACACCACCGTCTTCTTCTGGGATAACTTCGATTGGTCCTTTTTCTTCTACTGGTTCCTGAACGGCAACTTCTTGTATTTCTTCTTCTGAAGGAATCTCAAGTTTGTTTCTAGTGTTCGGGAGTCCTTTGTCTATTTCTGCCATATATTACTCCTAGTAGTTTCTAACACGGTTTTTAAGGGATAGCAACCCTTGTGGATTAGGTCCTGATTCTGGTGCCACACCTGATGATACACCAGCTAATTTAGCTATACCACCACCTGCAAATAAACCAGGATTTTCATATTGTAAGTTTTCAATGTCTGCTGATGTTATTGGTTTATCGTAAGTAAAACCTCTTTCTTTGTTATACAAAAATAATTCTCTTGGATCCATTTCTTTTAAATATCTAGCTTCTCTTTCACGATCTGATTCTAATGGCTCATATTGAGGAAGACCTATTTTAGATGCAAATGGTATTACTCTACCTTGTAGTATATTTTTAGCTCCCTGTGTTAAAGAATCAAAAGTCTGGTAAAAATTTTCTCCTACGCTACCAGCTGCAGTGTCTACTTGTCTTTTTTGTGTATCAAAAGCTTTTTGTTTTTCTCTTTTTAATTTTTCTAAAGCAGTATCTCGCATATTATAAAAAGGTTTTTCAAATTGTTCTTGTGTAATATTTTCTCTTCCCTCTTTCATTATAAGAGGTGAAGCACCAACAGTATTCATTACATTATCTGAAATATTATTAGCTAATAAAGAATATTTATTTTGTGTTTCTTTTGTATATCTATCAAAATTTTTCTTAAGATCTTCTGCTCTTTTTTCATCTCCTATTTCAAGTAATTGCATGTAATTTTTTTCATAGTTAGCATTATTTTGATTAAAACTTTTTGATAAAAGATTAAGTTGATAAGCAGCGTCAAAAGAACTTGAATCTATGTTCATAGATTCTGCCACCTTTTTTAGTTCTTCCATGTAAGCTTTGTTTTCATAAGCCCCTAGTGTTCCACTTTCTAATGCCCCAGCTGCAGCCTCTTTTTCAGATTGTCCTTTTGACATTCTGTTTCTTTTATCAAGTTGATAAAATAAAACCTCTGGTAATATAAAACCACCAGCACCACTAATTAATTTTCTAGCACCTGGACTTAATCTTTTAAACATTGAAGGCACATCTAAAGCTCCAAATGTTGGAGCTTCAGAAACTAGTTTTCTTATTTCACTTCTTTTTATATCTCGAAGTGGAATACCTATTTTTTTTTGACCTATAGATTTTTTATAATCTGAACTAATTCTTTCTATATCAAACACTTGATTACCTTTAGCATCAAACTCTCCTAATACTGGTGTAATTTTATTAAAACCAATTAATCCCTCATACTTTTTTGGTAATTTTTTTTTAGCTTTTTTAACAATGTCAGCTAGTTCTTTATTTATTTCGTCCATTCTTTTTAAAGAACCCTCTTTAGAAAAATCTAAAGCATACGCCTCATTAACCAATGCATTCATTGGTTTGTCAAATTCTGATAAATTTGAATTCATTTTATTACTAATGATTGCTATGTCGCTATCTGTTACATCTGCTTTCCCTGCAAGAGGTAGCATATGATGCGCTGTATATCCTTTTGGTGCACCAAAATCGATTATTCTACCTTGTAGATCTTTTTCAAACTGTCTTCTAATGTCTTTAGAAAGATAATCTTTTTTAGGGTCACGTGGTTTAATATTTTTAGGGTTTGCCTTTCTAAAATCATCTCTAATTTTTTTGGCTTTATCTAACGAAGTTATTTCTTGAAACTCTTTTCCTTTCGTAAGAGTTTTTTGCACACTATTCACATTTTTTCTTATACGAACATGATATCGTTTAAATTTTTCTCCAGTTTGTTTATCTTGATACTCTGTGTAAGTTATATTTTTCTCACCTGGAACATATTTAAATTTAGGCGAATCACTAATTGGTTTATTCTTTTCTTTAGCATTTTCTATACGAGTTAAATTTATATAATCTAAATCAACTCTTTCACCTTTGTTAAAAGGTATACGTCCACCACCTGCTTTTTCTGTTCTTGGATTATCTCTACTAAATCTATTTATAGCTTCTATCTCTTCAACGTTTTGTGTTTTTGGTGGGATAGGTGCTTTGCTTGCAGGAAAGACATCAGGAAGATCTGGCTTAGTTTTCTTTGCCCGAGTCAGATACTTCATCATCTGTGCGTATTTTAACGGGTTCATTATTCCCCTAACATTCTAGCGATGCCGCCTGATGCGTAGTCATAATCTTTTGTATCAATATCTGGACCACGATCTGCTGCATACTCTGCAGGCTTTTTTTCTGCAAATTTAACCATGTCTTTTCTTTTTTTAGACTCTACAATTTGTTTCATTGTGGGTCCTTCACCAGTGGCATAACTCTTGATCTTACCTAGATCAGATGTAAGATCTTTCATTTTGTCTACAGTATTTTCTGTAAACTCTGTTGTATAATCATCAGGACCATCCATATAATTTCTCATGTCATTTTCTGTAAATGAAAACTCATCGGGAGGTGTGCCTTTTGTAGTTTCATCAGCCTGACCTTTTTTAAACATCATTTGAACTTTTGTATCTGTTTCAAGACCAGCTCCCTCTCCCATGACATTTCTTATCGGATCATCCACATCAACCATAATAGAACCATCATTTAGATCTTGTGTTACCATGACACTCGTCTCGTCATCTATTTTTTTCATGTGAACAATTTCTCGTTCTTTAGTTGCAAATTTTTTAGTGACATCATCACCTTCAAGAATAACTTTGTTAACCAAAGCATCAAACCATTCTGGTTTACCAGGTACATCTCCTGTTTTAATTATTGGAACTTTATTTACAGTCTTTCCTGCTTTTGCTAATTTAAAAAATTTACCAACAATAGGTATTGCTGCAAGGCCACCCATTATTTTTAAAAAATTTCTTCGACCCATATCTGGTCCATCTTTGTAACCGATACGTCCACCATCTGCTCGCATTTCTTGTCTGTTTAACATTTGAATAAGTTCATCAGCGCTTTCATTACCTTTTAATTTTTTACCTAAAAATAATTCTGCTGCTTTGTAATTTATTTGATTACGTGGTCCTTTAATTGTTTTGATTAATTCTGCTGCTCTTAGTCCTGCAGGCATATCTGCAAAGTCTTTGTACATGCCATAACCACCACGACCACTCGTGTCTCTAGTTCTAATAAATTTTTCAAGATCTTTCTTTTGTAAATTTTCTAAAAACTCTAAACTAATCGGACCTTCTCTAAATCTTTTTTCATCAAACACTTTAGGCTTTCTTGGTTTAATCATGTTTTGAAAAAATTCCATAATTCCTTTACCTGAACCTCCTTTAAACCCTGCACGTCCACCTTGTGCAAATTTATCTGAGTCGTCTAATCCGTCAAGTGCTTCACCGTAAAGATCCATCTGTTGTTTTTGATCTAAATCATAAAAGTCTTTATTAAATTTTTTTTCTGCTAAATCCTCTGCAACCATTTGTGCATTATATTTTCTATCTCCTTTTACAAATGTTGGTGACATATTATCGATTGCTTCTGAAATTAATTTTCTATTTTTTATTCTTTGAACAGCTTCTTTGTTATTTTTTTCCATACCAGCTAATACTTCTGCTTCTCGTTCTTTAAGACTTTTAGGTCCTTTTTCAGTTGTCTTAACTAAATCAGAAAACGGATTATCAGTTTTCATTAATTCATCTTTTACCATATTAGTCATAGTTTCTTCTCGAGATGCAAATGGTGCTGCAATATCATCAGGACCACCCCTGCTTCCTAGTGGTGGTAGATCAGCTTCAACTGCTTTACCACCCATAATTCTAGATCCTTTTGGTATCTCTTTACCTTCCATGTCAAATACTTTTGCTTCTGGTGTGGATCTAATTCCTTGTTGAACAGCTGGTTTAGATTCTATTGTAATAACAGCATTTTCTACTTGATCAGAAGTTCTTAATGCATTTGGATCGATACCATTTTCCATTAATCGTTGTGCTGTAATCTGTGTGTTAATTTCTATTAATTCTTTTTTAGGTAAAGTCTGAACAACTCCAGTCTGTCCTTTCGACTTTAACATTGTTTTTATGACCCATTGTCTAATAGCTGTAAGCATTATTTTATATCCTTATATTCTTTTGGCATTGTTGTGTCTTTTGCAAAATCTCTTAAAGCTTCTCTTTTAACTCTTGCATCTATTTCAATAAAACTTTTACCTGGTTTGCCTTTACGCGTTCTTGCAGCGCTTTCAACGATGTCTGATTTTCTATATCCTCCAACGCTTGAACCTCTATTTGCTATTTTTTTCTTTAATTCTCTATTTAAAATATTTATAGTGTTTGGACCTGGAAAAGTTGGTTTAGTAACAAACGCTTTTTTCATTTTAGACTTCATGACTGCGCCCATACCTTTTGTAATTATACCCATATCAATAATAATTCCTTTTACGTTGATCGACTTTTTCGTCGATATAATCTTCAGGGTGTCCGATCAGACCGCCCTGTCTGAATCGCATGATTGCTTGTGTGGTTGAGTCCACAAGATCGTCATGATCACCATAAGGAAACGCAGCGCATTCTTCAATGACGTCATCTGCAAATTTCTGCTCAGGTGCCCATATCATACCAGATTCGAACAAAGGTGCAACCGCATTTACACGTGCATGCTTATCATTTCCTTTTGACGGATTAAAGTTGACAACGGGTATATCCATCTGTCTAAGTTCGTATGTAAGAGGTAAACCAGATGCTTTGGCTTCAATGATCACTGTTTCAGGCATCCAATACTTATATTGATCCAATGCTAAACGCCTTAGTTCTGGAAACTCATACCTACCTTTTATTGCATCAAGAAGTATTAAATTAGCACCTGAGTCTTCGTCAGGATAAAATACTCCCCATGTGGTAATAGCAGAATAGTCCGCTGTCTCCTTTTTTAAAAATGCTGTATCATAAGATTGTATAACATGATCTAATTGTGGAATATGTTCTAATTTATAAGTTCGCCACCATTCACGTTTAAGTATTGCTCCTTCTTCTGCTGTTGGATTCTGCATCCACTGTGCATTCCATTTGCCCGTGGGCAGTGTTGCTTGAACCTTCTCTAACTCGTCTAACTTCCAATACTCTGGCCAAACTGGCTTTGCTTTCTTTGATCCGTGGTCCATGATTGCTGGAAACTCGACCACGTGCCACTGATCAGCTTTCGCTTCTTTTTGATTCTGTATAAGTTTTCCTGTCAAATCTTTGTTTGACCATCTAGTCATAACTAAAATAATTTTACCACCTGGTTGTAAACGCTGACGAGGACCTGACGTGTACCACTCGTAAGCTGATTCAAGAGCCGTTGGGCTTAGTGCATCTTGCTCGGAATGTGGGTCGTCAATGATTAAAAGATCGGCACCCCGTCCGGTGATGGCACCGCCGACACCTGCTGCGAAGTATTCACCACCTTGTGCCGTTTCCCACCTACCAGCGGCTTTACTATCTTCTTGTAGAGTTGTTTTAAAAATTTTAGAATAATCTTCCGAGTCGATTAGGTTCTTTGCTTTACGTCCGAATCTTACTGCGAGTTCACCTGTGTGCGTTGCTTGAATGATCTTGAGTTTTGGCTCACGGCCCACCATCCATGCTGGTAGCAAGAAAGATGCGAACTCTGACTTCGTGTGCCTTGGCGGCATGTTTACAATTAGTCTAGTAATTTCTCCTGTTGCAAGTTTATTAAATTTATCTGCTATGTGTCTATGGTGGGAGCCTTCAATAAAATCGGGCCACATACATTTGACAAAGGAAAGAAAATCATCTTTAGCTTTGTTCTGTATTTTTTTTTCAGCGTGCATGACTTGCAGCTGTTTAAATCTTCTACGTACGTCTGCAGGTAGTTTACTTATATCTATATTATTCAATTCCATAAAAATTTTTTAAAAAATTTTTTGCACTATGTTTAAAGTGTTCAACATGTTTTTACCAGCTAAAGCTGTGTAAATCAAGCTTTACAACCTAGAGTAGTGGGACCCCTTTTACACAAAAGGGGGGATAGGGTCGAAGCGATTAGCGATGTTTGGGATTGGTTCGGGACCCCTCGGCGCGTTAGCGCCGAGGGTATTACGTTTATTATTAATCTAGTAAGACCATATAAGCCTTGGCATTGTGTTCTCTAAACCAATTAAGATGCTCTCGCATTATATCCCAATGTTTAGACGCGCCGTGACCCTTGGTCTTGTCATCTAGTGTTGCCATTACTTCAGCAAGAAAAATACAATCATGTCTTCTTGCTTCTTCTTTAGTTAGCATAATAGACTCACCTGTGAATCTATTCTTTCGCTCTTCTGTTTTATTGTTTGTATTTGTATTTGTCATATAGGATTATCCTAGTCTAGTTCGGTCCTGTTGTCAACCCTTTCAATTTGACTAGTTGTATAAGTTCCACCATTCCACGAGTCGTGAGTCGTGGTTGTTTTCTCATAACCCCCACTCTCTCGCCTGTGTCTAATAAACTCAATCGGTCTACCTTGTTCAATGTTTTCCATATTAACATTTAACCATTCACTCTCACAACCTTGACTGCAAAAGTATTTGGCTCTTGTGTGGTATTCGTTAGAGTTATCTCTAGTCCATAATGCGTATCTTCCACGAACAACACCTCTAGATTTTAGAAACCTGTCCTGTGTAGTTCTAGTATGGCAAGTTGGTCCTTGGCAAAAATGTTTGTTAGGCATTATCTGGTAACCCCCCAAACATTGACATCACACCTGCAAAAGAAATTAATATTCCTATTACATAATGTTCGCCATGCATAAAAGTTATTACACCTAACATTGCCAATACAAAGCCTGTTAGTACCATTAGTAGTCTTGCTATTAATTCGCCATTCATTAGTGCCTCACTTTCCAAGATGTCGTGGCAGTTCTATATCCATGACTATCTAAATCGTAATAAACATAATATGGTACACCTTGTTTAGATGTTCCATACCTAGATTTTTCGTCATGCTTACCTTGTCTTGTTATGTGCTTCTTATGTTTAGAAGCCCAATAAGTTATGTAAAATGTTTTAGTCATATATCCTTTCTAATTAATAACCTATCCTACAATAAGTAGGATAGGTTTGTCAAGTCTAATTTAGACTTTCTTCATATTGTTTTCTAGCCAATATTTTAGCCTCTCTTGACTGATGTTTATTTTTCATGCCTTTAATCATACTAGCCAAATTACTTGGATTGTAGATTGTTAGACCTGTTGAGTTAGTTCTAATTAGTTCTGCCTCATCAACTTGTATTCCAAGTTCTGTTGCAAGTTCAATACCCTCACTCAAATAACGATATGCTTTCAATCCAATTTTTAATTGATCGCATTGTTTTTGAATTGTATCAATCCAAGTTTGATGTTTGGAAACTAGATTGCCTTTTGCAATTCTAAAGTTTTCAAACTCGGTGTACTCATCTTTAGTACAAGCGATTGCTCTTGAACGACAATAAGAAGTTCCAATTACATCAAGATAGTATGGGCTATCAAACTCTTTTGCCATACCAATATTATTTTCACTACGATTATAACTACCACTATGAGAATATCCCAATGCTTTCATACATTCTTCAACATGCTTTGTTTTATGTGGGTTGTCTTTGTTTTCATTTTGTTGTGCAAAGATATCTGGGTTGCAATCCATAGCTTTTAAATCTTCTCTAAAATATGCAACTGCAAACTTTTT